CCCCGACAAAGCCGGCTAGTTCATAGACAACTTGCCAGAGTCCCTGACCAGAGCTTCGAGGTTCAGCCGCTCGATATCGGTCGTCACCTTGGCCACTGCCAGATCGATTACCCGCCTCTGGGCCGCGACAGCTTTTGCCAGATCGGCGCGACCCATCTTCTGGAAAAAATCTTCAAGCTCGCTATAGAAGGAATCAAGTGCGGCTTTGATGCTTTCGCCACCGAGCGACGATCCGAATTGCTCATCGGTCACGCTGGAGGCGTCGGCCTGCGGCTTGATGATGACGAAGATGATATCGCACAACAGGCCAATATCGGTAGCGAGCTTTGTCAACAGCGGCGGATCGCCCTCAAGCATGGCAAACAGATCAACTCCAAGTGTACCCTTGAGTCGCCTGATCGCGTCAAGGGTGATTGCCATATTCCATTGTCTGCCCTGCATGTCTGTAAACGATCTCACGACGCACCCCCATACCAGGACCTGAACGTTACAAGCTTCGCTGTCACGCTCACTGATTGAGCTTCCTCCAACGGCTCGGATCGGGTGAAATTGGTAATGCTGAAATCTCCGTCGATGCCTTCACCGCCATCGCCACTCAACGCAAGCAAGGCAATTTGGCCACTCGCGAGAAATGCATTTTTGATGGCGATAAAGCCAGCATCATCCTCCAGCCACATCATTTCGAACTCAACAGTAGCCTCGCGGAGCGTCGCCTGGGTCGCTCGCCATCCATTGTTGGCTCGCGTTGTTACGTCGGCCTCACCGGCCGACATAGTGATGGTCACTTCGCGAACATTTGTCATCTCGTTCAAAGCCCTAGTTCCTGAAGTCCCGTAAAACAGCTGGGCATTCATTCCGAGTACAGGATCTGCCATGATATACCTCCTAGCGTTTCACGCTGTCCCGCCACATTGGGGGCAGCTTTGGTAGTTCCTTGGCCAACGCGGGCCGCATAAACGGCCGCTCTTTATACGTGGCAAGGTATCGTTTTCCCGTGTCCGTTCGTTGACGAACCGCAGTACCACCATATTCCAACAACGGTGCATCGTTCTGACTACTTAGTGGCTCTGGTCCAATGGCCACGCTTTTGGATTGAGTGTCGTAGCCAAAGAACAACAACTTTTTGAGCAGACCCACGTGTGCGTACGGCGGCTGGCCCGGCTTACTGCTCTTGTTGTGTGTCGTGCGCCTCATGCTTCCGCGAGCCACCTGGCGCACGAACGCACCAAACCGCGAAAGCACCCGGCGCGTACCAACATCGACCGCCGCCGTAATAGCGTCTGAATCGAAGAACGTTCGGGTTACTTTCATGCCCATCTTCATTGCTTCAACGCCGTATACGTCACCCGCAGTACACTGGTGAACTGCCTATATTCCAACAGGTGTTCACGCGAAAAGATTGGGGCGTTTTCAGATGACCGCCAGTGAAACGATCCGGCAGCCCGTGCGACCCGCAGCACGGCCTCTACCTCTTCGACAAGCCCAATCAACGCATCCACTTCGGACTCCAACTCAATATGCTTCTGTATGGCAATGTCAACGTCGATATCATTCTGGGCAAATCCGCGATTGGCCATGACCGTCTCACGGGCTACGGGCACAACCGTTACATGCAGAACTCCCATATCCTCCAGCTTGAACTGAGGCGTATAGGCACGAACTGCAACAAATGGCATACTGATATCCGCTTCGTTCAGCGCCGCGACAACGGCGTCTGCAAGCTCGATTGACTGGCTTGTGCTCATGTCTGCGCCCTTTTGAGAATCCCAGCCAACACTTCAGGATTAGCCAACTCTTCGGCCGTCCATTGCCTTGCGGAAAGCCATTCCATGTAATTTTGGACCGCCTCTTGCTTTGGCGTCCATCCTGACAACATGGCATCGATTGAACTGCCAATCGTACGAGGTGTGGCTTGTTTAACAGCCTGGGCATTGATCCCAATATCTGGCCCGTATGCAAGGCAAGGAACGCCAAGCGCTAGAGCCTCACGGAGTGCGTTGGAATTGATTGCTACAGCAAATGCGGCACCAGCAAGATCCGATGCAAGGTCGGCACCGTGTTTTGACATCTTGTACGCATCACGACGCCCGTTGGTGGAGCCGGACGATATATCCAACGGATGCGGACGGAACACAACCTCCGCTCTACTGTTGACAGCAGCAGTAACCTGCCTAAGTAGCGGACGCCATCCAGTGATTTCACTGTCCATGAGTTGCGTATCGCGCGGCACTTGACCGCAAACTAGAACATAGCCATGGCGCTTCCCGATCGGCGTCAGCCCGCTGGGATAAAACCTTGCCAGCCGCGCAGCACCCTCGGGTGGCGCAGGCTCAGACACGTTTCTAGCCCACGACGAACCGTGCGAAATCCCCTTGTGATCGACTTGAGAATATTTCGACCTATCAAAGAAGCCGTGCTCGACTTGCAGAACAATGATACCCATATCGCGCGCCCGCTGAACGCTTCTCGCCAGAGAATCTCTTCGGCCGTTCCATACGACCATGATATCAGGGAGGTCAGAAGCGCTTTCGAGCGGGCACCCTGCGTGCCCGGTCGGCAGGTATTCGCATACAATCCCAATTTTCTCTAGACCAACGCCGATTGCTCGCAATGGAGTCAACTTCGGGTCTGTATCGCTTAACTTTGTGCAGCAAATCAAGGCCCGCTTTCCGGAGTCTGTCGATTCACGCAGCTTATCGCCGTGAAACTTCGCCCACTCGTGAATTCCGAACGGTAGCTGCCTGTTGGTATGCACGCTGTACATACGGGCAGGACCATTGTTTCCTCGCTCACAGGCCCTGCAGATTTTCGCCGCCCATGTTGTGGATGGTCCGTACCACCAGCCAGTTTCTGCAACCTCGACAAGATCATGGCGCTCACGAACGAGCCGAGTAATCAGACGCGGCCCGTAAGCACATCGGACATTCCACGCGGTCTGTTCTGCCTGCTCGATCAGCCATCGTATCCCCTGGCAATCATCGCCTGCGAACAGAACTGCACCATTGAACTCTTCTGGGTGTCCCTTGTCATTTCTCTGGCGACCTAAATAAAGCCGCGACCCATCAAGACAATATGCGCGGATCGCATCTTCCAGCGGCCTGAGTAGCATGAAGTCCGTATCCAGATACACGCCGCCAACGCCGGCCAATGCCGAATAGCGGATCAGGTCGCTCTTGGCGGACGGATCGTCAATTGCGTCGTACCTCGTTCGCAGGTTGGGTAGCAGGGCCGACTCATCGTGAATCCGCAATTCCCAGCCTGGATTGAGGTCGCGGTATCGCTGCACGTTGCGCCGTGCCCATTCGGGCATCGGTGGACCTATCCAGACGCAATGGATGATCTTTGGAATCATGAGGGGCCTTGGCCTTTCAGTGTCTTTCACAACGGATACGAGTCATTTCACGTCGATGGCTCAATACCACAATCAGAACGAGCAGGACCGCCAGCCCGACCGGCATGGCCTCACTGACCGCGACGCCCGTCCAGCCGGGTGCGTTGACGGGCGCATCGACCTCGACGGTCGCATCAACCGGGGCCGCGACGCCCGTCCAGCCGGGTGCGTTGACGGGCGCATCGACCTCGACGGTCGCATCAACCGGGGCCGCGATGCCCCCTCCTGCCTGCTGCACCACCGCGCCGACGGGAGAGAGGTCGCCGGCGTCGGTGGGTCGCTCGACTCTCTGGTCTGCGGTAGCGATACAGCCATACAGGAGCAGGCAGCAGGCGGTGAAAGAGGCCAGGAGGGCCGCAGGCGCTTTCCGGGGTGTTCCGAGCCGAACACACCCCCAAGCCCGCCTCCTGGGGCGAGTTAACGTCGTTAACGGGCGCGTTCGGCGGGTGGTCATGGCTGGACCTCTGGTGCCGGAGTTGTCGCCAGCTTCTCCAGAGCCGCCGCGGCGTTGCCGAGCAGGGCCTGGAGGTCAACACCGCTGGTAATCGTATGCCGGCCTACCTGGATCCCAGACGGCAACGTCAGCGAGTACCCGGTATCCGTCGGCACCATCCCGGCCTCTGCTAGCAGTC